AAGGGTGGCGTCGCCGCTCGCCATCGGTAGAGATAGGTGCCTGGTCACGTGCACTGGGGTCCGCGTTAGCCCAGCTACAGGTGTAGCACCTTCTCCTTCAACCGTCCTGCCCCACACACAGTAATTAAACTGTGTGGTTCCCACCGCGCCGTCAGGGACCTACCATCTGAAGAGTTCTAAACTGATCTGACTTGAATAGAGTTCAGACGCAAACCAACTTGCAACTACACTTGTGAACCACGACCACGTTGGTCGACTCCATTTATTGCCAGCAAATACCCACTCATGAACAGCCAACGAAAGTGCACTCTGCACCGCGGAGGTCATCAATGGATGAAGTTTGCCAACTACGAGCCCTGTGATTGATCCAAATAAGTAGTCTAATGCACATGATCTATGTAATCCTGTCTTCTCTAGCCTTTTCAATTTATAAAACACTTCCGGAGCGTGGGCCTGCAAACTGACCATCAAGTTTGTTCCCGGTCGCACCGCCGCGACGTCTTTCTCGTCGCCCCACCATTTCTCAAACCGTTTTGCAAATCCAAAGTCTGCGCCTACGGACGTGATCACATGCTTAAACTGTTCAACAGTTTGCAGTGAGCGTAGATGCTGTGCCAGACCCGAGAAGTACTTTAACGGAAAGAGTTTGAGGTTGATTTCTGTCCATGACTGTGGCCCTAGCTTCTCAACTTCGAGTTTATATATCTTGCGGAATGCATGAGTCAAACCGCTTATGTCATCTGTTGCTGTTTTCTGAACTAATTTTATGTGTTGCAACTCTTTCGATTCCTGTTCAGTCAGGTTCCAATCGGAGTATTTTTGCTGAAATCGACGCCAGCTATTTTCATCTATATTTACAAACGTTATATCCGGATGTTTCGGTTTTGGCCAATTGCACCCCGGAATCCTACCTTTAAATTCTAACAGTCCTAGACCACCGTAAGACGCTGGTAACCTGATCCAATCAGTGGATTGTTTCCGAATACGCGCCCAATCTGCACACACTGCTCGAAGCAAATCTGGAAAATCACGGTCAAGCCGTCTGCCTATTGTGTTTATGCATTCGATCTGCGCGCGTAACACACCCTCAGGATCCCAAGGTTCGTTGCCCCATGGTTTGCGCTGCATTATGCCTGGAATAGCCCGATTAGGATAACCCCAGCACCTGCCCTCGCCGTACCATATGCGTAGAAATTCACTGTTGCCTTTAAGTACA